ATACTGGTGGGCATTATTAAATGAACGTGATATTTCTTCGGCGAAATGTGCAAGTGACATTTTCCCGAAATATGTCTTCATGTTCAAGTGTATAGAAGATTTCGATAGACTCGATAAGACCGACTTAGAAGCTTATGTAGATGTACAATTATTTTATGACAGATTCTTGAATATCACAGCGAAATTTGAAAATTATGTTGATTATTCTTTGACTCAAAGTGATGTAGTTAGTATAGCCAAGAAATACTTAGTAAGAGCTAAACGTGTACAAACTAAATTTGACGGTTGGAAAGATACTTCGGCCGGCACTCGACCAGCTACTGTGCTTACTTTTATACAAGGTGAATCTAGTATAGGAAAATCATATACTGTTATGCCTGCGCTATGCGAACTTGTTATGGATGGTTTTAATGAAGATTACGAATTTTCTAAAGATAATGGCACATGGGCTTTCCAAGGTGATTTCTTATGCGGTATTACTCGTTTGAGTAAGACTTTTACCGGAGATGATTTATGGACGGAAAGAGTGACTGTTAATTCACCCATGGGTGATATACCGTGGAAACATATGATTAATGTAGCAAGTCCGGCTCCATTTTATTTGCCTAAAGCCGCTTTGAACGAGAAAGGCGATAAGCTTAACGCGTTGTTTGGTCTTATAATCAAAAATGCTTTTCCTGATGCAGTGAATAGCACGCCCGATGCAAAGAAAGCTTTAGCAAATAGAATACATAGCGTCCATATCAGAGTTCCACCTCATTTGTGTAAAGATTTTCAAGAATATACTGGAGATGAAACCGAGAAGGAAAATATGAGGAATGAGACTTTTTCTGAACAATGGTGTGAAGAACATCCACCAGATTGGGATAAGTTTAACAAAGAAGTGAAAGCAAATATGGATAAGGCTAGAAGTCTTGTCGAATCATCGCAGTTCTCAGATTGGAAGATGGAAAAAATTAAACTATTAGAATATTTAGCAACTATGATGACTTATGAATATAGATTACATATGCCTAATACAGCTTTTAGAAATCCTACAACTGAGTTGCCAGCATTTACGGAGACTGTTATGGATAAAGGTTCACCTTATGATCCTTTTTATAAAATACCTTTGGCACAAGCTTCTGAAATTGCTTTTGTTGATTTATTAATGTTTTTAAGATCGCGTATGCGGGACAAGGAAAAGTTGGCTTCTACATCTAATGTTAAAGATAATAGGTTTGCAAATGGCATTAATATGTCACGTAAGGATTGGGTCGATACTATGTCCAAATTTTATGAACAAGGAGAGGAAGATGAGTCCGATAAATTAGCTGCTAAAGCCGCGAAGCTATTGACGATGTTCAACCCTTCATTAGAAGTTGCTGAAGAAGTTAGACTCCCTGAGGCACAAGGCTCTTTTAATTTTCCCACGTGCGACGAATGTCGTAAGACTGTATGTCGCTGTTATGGGGAAGACAGACCACTGACGAATATAACCTCTGTAAATGTAGATATTATAGCCACTGATATTGATTTAGGTCAATACTTCTGGGGAGAATATAACTTACGGAATGATCTATTGCCTACAGCAGCAGCACAACGTGAATGGGTACGTCGTTATCGTGAAACAGTTGATAGAGGAGGGGTTAGTAATGATTATTACGAAGATGCAGAAGAACAATATGGAGGTGACGGAAACATTTCACTTACATATGTTGCTGAAAAAGTTACGTCATTTGCTAAACTGCTTTACTGTTCATTGGTATATGCCGGTGATAGAACTTTTGAATATACTGTTAGACAACCAATAGTCTTTTTCGCTTTTATCATGTTTTTAATGAGTATATTTATTATTGCTCATGTTGGGAATGCTCCAGTGGAAGATTTGCCAGAGAAACATAAGAAATTAGAAACTAATCAATATCGGATAGGCGAGATAGCTGTCTGTCAAGGTAGAACTAATAAGGATGAAGAGAAGTATGAATGGACTAACACTATGAATGCTAATCAAGCATTGTATGAACGCGTGACATCTGTTGTTACATACAATTACTGCCATTTTTCACTAAATGGTAATACTGTTGTGGGTTCTGCTTTGGGTATTGGGAAGAAGTTTATATGGGTTCCATATCATTATTTTGTATCCTTACCAGATTGTTTTTATCTAGCAAGAGTCGGTGCAAGTTTTGTTAAAATTTGTACTGCGGACTGTGTTTTTAAAAACGATGGAACTAAAGAGGATTCAGTGATCGTTCAATTACCAGCACACTATCCCGATTTCAGAGATTGTACAGACTATATGTTGGCCAGGGACTTAACAGTGGATACTGAGATAGGTAATCCAGCCTTGGTTAATGTTGAGCGTACTTCAAAAAGTGATCTTGTTATTTTTACTGATATGAACCAGGCCAGCATGGATAAGACTCTGAGCGGCCATAAAATTTCTACACGTGATGGAGATCAAGTATTTTTGGGCACAAATCGTATCAAGTATATTGTTAAAAATTTTACTGGTATGTGTGGAGCTCTGATTTTTGGAAGTAAAGGTACACACACAGGTACTTTGTTAGGTGGACATGTAGCAGGATATGGTGGTTTTTCTGAAGGTCAAGCTATATTATTCATAAAAGAACAATTTAAGAACGCCATGGAGATGCGCGCTCAAATGAAAATGTCTGCACTTAATGAATTTGGTTATGCCGAAGGACCTATGATTGCGGAAGCAGCTAAACAAGGTGTTTCTCGCAGCATTTTTTATACATGTATTAAGAATGCTTGCAACACCAAACCCTTTGTTTTAGAAGAAGAAGTGATTAATAAAGAAGGTGTGAAGGTAGTAAGAGAATGGACTACTAAAGGACTGCCAAGAAAAATGCCTGCACCAGTGCGGACTAAAAACGGTAAACATCCGATGCAAGATAAGTTTTCTTTATGGACCAAACACGAGGCCTTTTTAGAAGACTCTTGTTTTATTGAGTGTGCTACAAATGATTTGAAAAGAATTTTCAAACCCATTGAGCATTTCCAAAAAAGAAATCTGATACAAGTCATTTCTGAAAATACACCTTTCCTGAAAGCTACTGCTATGGATACTAGTTGTGGTTTCCCATATACGTTGGGACATCCTAATAATCCAAAGTATGCCGATAGAAAATATCATTTACCACATAGAAATCAGAATGGTCATTTGTTGTTTCCTGCAGGATGGGCGAAGTTTTCAGAAGATTTCGACGATTTATTCATTGACCTCTTAGAAGAACCTCAACATTTTATAGCTACAGCACATATCAAAGCGGATGAGTGCTTACCGAAAGAGAAAATAGAGACTAATACGTCTAGAGCTATTTATGCTTTTAGTATATTAGTAGGTCAAATGGGTAAGTATCTTTTCGATGATTTCTTGTCAAAAGGTTGTGAGTTGAAGGTTCAGAATCATTGCGCCATTGGCGTTAATCCTTATGGGCCTGATTGGGGATCAATCCATAGAAAGTTAGAGAACCCTTTTAATGGTAAAAAGGTTATGTTTCTTGAAAAAGATGTCAAAACCCAGGAAATAGTTATGTATACACCAGAATTTAAAAAAGAAGTGATCGACATAATACTACACTTTTATTCAAAAGATTGTAAAGATATGAACGTTCGTCGGAAGAATTTCATATTAAGTGTTTTCGATAGCGATGTTTTGCATAATGGTGTATTGTATAAAGGTATGGATTTAAATAAATCTGGTCACCCCTTGACTACACTTCTAAATTGTATAGCAACTATGTGGTGGGATAGACGTGTTTGGTATAAGGTAGTATTGCCTAAAGCTAAAGCCTATTATCTCGTTAAATATGAAGATTATATATGTGATATAGTTATGGGTGATGACACATTATCTAGTCATTTGGAAAAAGCTGTGGAGTTATGTTCCGTAGATGAGATGAAAAATACCTATGCAGATTATGGTATCAGAATTACGAGTTCTGATAAAGATGATCAGCTTATTTATAAAGATAATTTGGAGAATTGCACTTTTCTTAAACGAAGTTTTGGGAAGCTTAATGGAGCTCCTGTAGGAAAATTGGCACCGGAAAGTATTTTCAATTCCCTGTTCTGGAGTAAGGGTTCAACTGGTAAAGTAGTTCCAGCACTTCAGAATTTGAATTGTCAATTGATAGAAGCTTCCTATTGGGGAGAGGATATGTTCAATTATATTTTGAAAATGGCTGAGGAACGTGCTAAAGGAGGTCGTTGGGGGTCTTCTATAGGGATGGAAAAGGTTATAGATTATCACATAGCTTTGAGTTTTCAGGCACATCAGA